ACCTGCTCAAGGTAGCCATGTCGTGGCCGTCTTCGCTGCCGGGCTCGTATAGCTTCTGCCAAGCCTGCTTGCTGGTATTGTCGATCGCTTCTGCAGCCAGGGCCGAGACGACCGCCGCGAGTACGCTGCTGTAAATCATGTCCTTCCCCCTCAATCCCCGGTGTAGTTGCTGCCCCCGGCGCCGAGCCGGTTGCCTTCCTGATAATGCGCACCCGGGCCGGTGGCCAGAGGCTTCTTCAACTGCTCGATCTGCTGGAGCGCGGCCCGAAGCCTCATGCTGAGCTGGGTCACCAGTTCATCCAGGGCCAGGGCCTCGCCGGTTGCAGCCGCCACAAAGCCCGAGGCATGGCAGTGGCCGCACGGCAGTTCGTGAAACACACCTTGAGTGACCGCTCTCCCACGGCACAAAGGGCACTTTTCCAGCTCGATCACGGCCTTCTTGAAGGCTGGGCCGTGGCTCTTCCTCACTCACTCACCTCGCCCAGCACCTCGAAGCCCCGTGGTGGCCAACCGAAAAGGCGCCACATCACTTCCTCTTTCCAGGTAAGCGCACGCTGGCGACCGTAAAGGGTGGTCATGGTGTAGCCGCCCAATTCCTTCTTGATGCGCACTGTGCGCTCGCCGAGACGATGGCAGAGTTCGGCGATCACAGACTTTGGGCTGCCATTCGGGGTGCTGTCGTCGTAGGAAAGACAACCGCAGATGGCTTGGGCTTTATCGATCAATTGGCTGTTGTTCATCGCTTTGAATCCTCGCTAATTACAAATTCGGTAAGGTCGCTGGACGCCTTGTGTTCCGCTGGCTGGGCCGAATTCTGTGAAATTCCGGATAAGGCCTTGGTAAGGCCGTGAATGACACCGAAGCCGATGCCGTCTAACCAGGTATGCCACTTCTCCAGGGCTGCCCGGCGCTGCTGCATGGCCTGGGTGTGGATGTAGGTGCTGGCGATCTTGCCCAGCGTGTGGTTCAGCAGCATTTCGCCGATGTGGCCGTCGATGCCCAGGTCGGTCCAGGTCGTGCGGGACACCTTGCGCAGGTCGTGGCTGGTCCACTCGCCCTGCCCCAGTCGGGTGAACACCATGCTCGCCTGGGTTTCGCTCAGCGGCAGCCCGCGCCGGTTCGGGAACAGGTAGACGCCCTCATAGCCCCGGGCCTGCTGGATCGTCCGGTACCGGGTCAGCAGCGCCGCCACCTGGGTAGTCAGGGGCAGGCGGTGCTCGGTGCGGGTCTTGGTGTTGGCTGCAGGAATGAACCACTCGGCAGCGGCCAGGGAAACCTCGCTCCAACGCGCCATGCGGGTCTCGCCGATCCGGGTACCGTGGGCCAGCATCATCAGGGCCAGCATGGCGTCCCCCGGCTCCTGCTCGAAGGCCTGGGCCAGCTGCTGCATCAGCTCGGGCAACTGCACGCCTCGCAGCCGCGCCGCCTTGGGCAGAATCCGGGCTTTGGTGAAGTCGTTGAAGCGCATCCCGGCCATCGGGTTCCGGTCGATCAGCCCCAGCTGCAGGGCCTGGCGGAACGCGGTCAGCAGCAGCGCGAACATCTGCCGCAGGTAGGACAATGACACTTCGGCCTGACATGGCCACATCAGGTGCTTGTCCAGAGCATCGGCATTCACCTCGAGCACAGCCAGGTCATCCAGGCGCGGCTTCAGGTGCTGGGCAATGGCGGATCGGGCGCCGGCCTTGCGCTTTGCCGACAGGGAGCGGTCACGGGCCATGCGGTCCCCGTACCAGTCCAGCAGCTGCCCCACGGTGGTCATGCCCGACACCACCGGCGCGGTGGCCGGGTCGCGCAGCAGGCGCTGACGCAGCGCGGGCAGTTCGGCAATTACCGCCGCCACGCTCAGCTCGGGCCACCGGGCGACCGGCACCCATTTCTTGCCGCGTACCAGGTGCCAGGTACCGCGCTCGCGGTTACTCCAGAAACGCAGGTACAGACCGGGGTGACGCGGGTCGCGCAGGTCGCGCACCGACTTGTCTGCGGCCTGCCGGCGCACCTCGGCCTCGCTCAGCTTCACTTCCCGGGTCGCGCTCATGCAGCCACCGTGGCGGGCAGCAGCAGGTAGGCGCGGATGGCTTCGACAGCGTCGATGCTGCCCCGGCATACGATCGCCAGGTAGCCTTGGCCGGCCAGCGCCTGCAGATAGGCGTCTTGGCTGGGCGATACCGGCGCATCGAACGGCGGCATGGCCTTGAACTCGATGTAGAGACCGAAGTAGCGGCCGCGCGCCATGGGCAGTACCAGGTCGGGAACGCCAGCCTTCACGCCCTGCCCCTTCAGCTTGGCAGCCACGGCCTTGACCCGGTGCCCGCCGTTAGGCACGTGGTAGATCAACTTGTAGGCCTGTGGGTAGCGCAGCTGCAGCTCCTGCATCAGCGCGGCCTGCTCCTGCCCTTCCCGGTCGACGGGCTTGGCGCGGGCCGGCTTGGCCTTGAACGGGCGAAGGGCGGGAGCATTCATGCGATCAGCACTCCCTCGTTCAGCAGCAGCGCCTGGGTGCGCATGACGCCCTCGGCGTGGTACTGGCGGGCGGTATCGCGGTCCACGGCCCGGCTGCGCCCATCGCAGGCGTCGTGGCAAGCGCTGCAGCACCAAGCGCCCTGCAGGTCGTGCGGTTTCTTGCCGACGCCGCAGGTACCAGCCAGGCGGTAATGCGCGAGGACGGTGGTTTCGGGGTTGCCGTTGCAGACACCCGGAATGCGTACCTGGCATTCCCGACCGCGAGCGGCCTTGGTCAGTTTGGACTGGCGCATCAGATGCCCTCCCGGCCACGGTGGGATGACCAATCGAACGGCAGGACAATGCCACCGCCCTCCCGCAACCGGTCAGCCGATCGCTCGCCCATCGCGGCCGGGAGCTCTTTCGCACCGAGGTTGGAAATCACGATGGTCGGCAGCATCCGCTCGTAACGGCCATTGATGATCGAGAAAAGCCGGCTCAGTTCGAAATCGCTCGGGGCCTCCTTGCTCGCTCCGACCTCATCGAGGACCAACAGCGACGGGCGAATCAGCGCATCAAGAATGCTCCCCTCGGTCTGACCGGAACTGCCATCGAACGTGGCGCGGATGGCTTGCAAAATCCCGCCGAGAGTCCGATACGCAGCCGTGTGCGTGGAGTTGGCCATGACTGCCTGGGCGATCGACACTCCCAGATGCGTTTTGCCGGTGCCGGGATTGCCCACCAGGATCAGGCAGCGGCCCAAGGCCAGATTGGCTTCGAACTCGGCGGCGTACCGCTCGCAGCGCGCCTTGGCCTTGTGCTGGCCTTCGCTGCTTGCCGAGTAGCTGTCGAAGGTCTTGTCCTTGAAACGCTTTGGGATCAACGAATCACCGAGCTTGTAGGCCAGGTCCACGCGCTGACGCTTGATGTCTTCAGCCTGGGTCTTGGCAACCTGCGCGGCCTTGCAGCCTGGGCACGGCGAGCGGAAGGTGTGGCTGAGCACCTGGTGAGTGGTTGCCTCATACGGTCCATGCTCTTCGCACATGGCCATTGAGGTGACCTGCGGGCCGGCAATGCTCGACAGGTGGACAACTTTTTCAGAACGCATACGAGCCATCCTCCCGTGGAATAAGGCCATCGTGGTAGTCGCGGTCGTTGAAGCCGTGATGACGGCTGTTTGGCTTGCCCTGTGCGGGCGATTTGGCGGCGAATCGCTTGGTGATCCATTCCACCTCGAAGCTGCGCCATCCGCTCTCGATGACGATTTCCATGACCTGGGCAGGCTGGATACCGAAGGTCAGGCACTGGCGAAGCTTGTCGTTCAAGCGCGTCCAAACCCGGGAGCTCATTGGGGCGCCCTTGGATTTGCGGACCGCCAAGTAATCAGAGATCAGGGATTCATCGAGCCCGTGCGGGTTGTCGGCCAGCATCGCGGCTTTTCCGAAAGGCGCCTTGCGCTCATCCTTGGCCGGGGTCGGCTCCGATTCGCTGGGGGGGCATGTAATCTCTTCCGTAGGAAGAGTTACATAGGGGGGTTCTTTCTTAGAATAAAGAAGGGACTCGGCGGTTTTGGTCTGTTTCGACTCTTCGCCGATTCGGACCACTTCAGCCGAGTCGGCTGTTTTGGTCTGTTTCGGCTCGGTGATATAGACCCAGTCTTTCGGGTCATTCACGCCGATGTCACCACGGGCACCACCTTCGCGGAACAGGACACGGCGACGCAGCAGGCTGGAAACCGCCTTGGACACGGTGTCAGGGTGGGCGTGGATAGCTTTCGCGATGTCGGTAGCCGGGATGCGTTGAGCGCCCGCACCGAAGTTGATGGTGGCCTTGGCCACGTACAGCACAATCTTCATCTCCCGGGCCGGGAGATCGATAGCCAGCAGGCCATCCATGAGCTGGTTGTCCATCCGGGTAAACCCCCTGGACTTGTCAAGTGGGACGATGTTTGTCATGCTTAAACCCGTTGAAATGCTGTAGAGAAAGCCGCCCTGCCAGGCGGTTTTTTTTCGTCCGCGATTCCGGTACTGGATGGATTCGCAGGTGTTTCGGTCATCTACTGGCTAAAAGCCTTCAGATGCACAATGCTCATCACGAAGCTGCCTTATCTTCTGCCGGATAGAGATCCGGCCTCAGCTGATGGCGGGTAACCTGACCACCAACCGCCTTCTCAAACGGGATCACTAGATCTGCCGGCACCTTCTGGTTCCGGTGTACGCACTGCCAAATACGTGGCTGGCTGGTGTTGCATCTTCGGGCGAGCTCTGCTTGGCCTCCGGCCAACCGCACGACCTCGTCAATTGGTCTTTCTGTGTTCGGCATGTCTGCGTGCCTCAATGGATCGTGCACTCGATGATAACTCAAGTTATAGAGAAGGCAAACACATGTTATTTGAAGGGTAATAACGTGTGTTTTACCCTTGGAGGCATGAACAAACCTTCCGAAATGCTCAAAGACCGAATCCTTGAACGTCGCACGGCGCTTGGCCTAAGTCAGGCCCAGTTGGCCGAGAAAGCCGGGGTAAGCCAGGTCACGATCCAGCACCTCGAAAGTGGTCGGAACTCGACTTCCAAAAAGCTGCTTGAAATAGCTAGGGCTCTTGGAGTGACTGCCGAATGGCTGGCCTCCGGACAAGGGTCGCAGCGAGAGCCGAGCAATATCAGGGCGCTGAAAGAGCAGCCCGAATCCTTCAGGTACCCGGTGATTAGCTGGGTCGCTGCGGGAGCTTGGGCGGAAGCGGTCGAACCATTTCCACCCGGGTTTTCTGACCGCTACGAAATGTCTGATTACGACTCCAAAGGGGCAGCGTTTTGGCTGGAGGTCAAAGGAGACTCGATGACTTCACCAGTCGGTACAAGCATCCCTGAGGGGATGCTCATCCTGGTGGACACCGAAGCTGAGGCCGCCCCTGGAAAGCTTGTCGTTGCCAAGCTGGCCGACAGCAATGAAGCGACCTTCAAAAAACTGGTGGAAGACGGCGGGCGGAGGTTCTTGAAGCCGCTCAATCCGGCCTACCCTATGGAGATGTGTATGGAAGGCTGCAGAATCGTGGGAGTCGTGGTGCGCGCTACCATCAAGCTCTAACGATACTTGACCCAAAACGGCCCGGCGGAATGCTGGGCTTTTTTTGGCCCGAATAACGAAAGCTAAAAAATATTAGCTCGTGGCTATTGAAAATTCCTTCGGCAACGGATAACTGTATGCACATACAGTAAAAGGAGTTTCGTACCATGCCCTACCCTGCCTTCTCGCATTCCCCGTCGTTGTCCTACGAACGGCTCGGATACCGAATCCAGCAAGCAATCTCATCACCCCACGTACAGAAAAGGCAGTTTGTTGAAGTCAAGCCGAGCGCGGATGAATCTCCTGCCGACTGGCAACGATTGCTCGCCGACCTGGAGGAGACTTCAGGTATCACGATCGACACCTTGGACTCAGGCCTGATCAGGATTGGATGGCGAGGTTTTGCTGAAGCATGAGCAAGCGCCCGCATAACGCGGGCCTTTTTTTGGTCGGATTTATAACTTGAGTTATTGACACGCCAAAAACCTGAGTTATGATTCCACCCATAACACAGGTTATCGGCAGCTACGGCAGCCACCGCTCTTTACACAACTCGACACCCGTCACCCTCAGCGGCACATGAGGGCAGCAGCTGCCTCATGCAGTGAGCTGGGTTCAGGTAACCAAGTGGCGCGCATGCCAATGCGGGGAAGCGCGTAGCCCAGAGAGCGATGGGCGCCTGGATCACGGAGATTTCACTGGCTGGCCTTGGCGACAGGGCCAGACGGGAAATCAACCGCCCTGGAGGGCAAGACGATGAGCTGCACCTGCATCAGCGATGCCGTGAAGCTGGTTACGGACCAGCTTGCTGAGGAGGCGCCAGGTTCCGGGCCTTTCTACATGCGCGCAGAGGGCCACAACCTTTCACTGAACATCGAGACTGGAAAGGCCGAGCGGCGATTCTGCGTCGAGGTCACCGGCCACTACATGGCGCCGAAGAAAGCTGGAGGCTTGAAGCGCGTGAACAAGACCGTTTCGGTGGTCGCTAATTACTGCCCGCTCTGTGGCAAATCTTGCACCGCCGATGCTCAAAACGAGACAACCAGCGCAACGTCAGCCTGACGAAAACTGCCCGATCCACCTGGTTCCCCATCACCAGGCTGCATCGGTCGTGGCGTTCGCCCTCCCCTGGTCCGGGAGGTTCACGGCAGCGAGCGTCACGACCAATGCAGCCCACCGAGGACTCTTCATGGAAACGATCACTTGCGGCTCATGGATTGGCCAGCTCGGCAAGGCGCTGGCTCCCCGTGAGCTCGAAGCACTGCTGTGGGTGGCCCAAGGCCTCACCACCAAAGAAATCGCCCGCCAGATGGCGGTAAGCCCGGGGACCGTGGCCAACCGCATCGAGGCCGCGCTGTTCAAGCTGGAGGCCGGGCGCCGCATTGAGGCGGTCACCAAGGCCATGCGGCAGCAGATCATCAGCCCGCTGTGCATAGCGCTCGCTGGACTCATCGCAATGCACTCGGTCATCAACGACAGCGACCCGATGCGCCGCGACCGCCGCGCGCCGGAGCGCCGCACCGCCCAAGTTCGAATCGTTCGCAAGGCCGAGGCCTTCGAGCTCCACGCCTGACCCACTGAGGACCAACCCATGCAAGCAGCCATCCAACAAAGCCAGGACAAGCTCGAAGCCCTGCGCCAAGAAGTGATCACAGCAACCGAGGCTTTCCGAAGCAAATCGCGCTTCTTCGTCACCCAGAGCGGCAACGGCTGGGCTGTCGTTTCGGCCAGCAACAACCGCGTTTACGGTCGCAACACCAGCTACGCCCAAGCAGTCCGCTATGCGCAGAGCCTGGAGCGCGCGATCGACGCCAAGACCCTCCCCGTCGTGGCCGTGGTGAAAGTTCGGCAGGTCGGAGAGTGCGCTACTCGCTGGGCTGCGCTCTTTGCATTGGCATTGATCTTGTTGGCCGGGACGGCATCGTCATGAGTCGCGGGGTAAACAAGGTCATCCTAGTCGGCACCTGCGGCCAGGACCCTGAAGTGCGCTACCTGCCCAACGGTAACGCGGTCACCAACCTAAGCCTGGCTACCAGCGAGCATTGGACCGACAAGCAGTCGGGCCAGAAGGTCGAGCGCACCGAATGGCACCGCGTGTCGCTGTTCGGGAAGGTGGCCGAGATCGCCGGGGAGTACCTGCGCAAGGGCTCCCAGTGCTACATCGAGGGCAAGCTGCAGACCCGCGAGTGGGAGAAGGACGGCATCAAGCGCTACACCACGGAAGTCATCGTCGACATCAACGGCACGATGCAGCTGCTCGGCAGCCGGCCGCAGGGCCAACAGCCTGGGCAAGTGCCAGATCGGCAGCCAAGGCAACAACAGCGCCCGGCGAGCCAGCAGCAGAATCAGCAGGCGGCGCCACCCGATAACGACAGCTTCGACGACGACATCCCGTTCGCGCCCCTCCACCACCTCGCCGGTGCGTAGCCATGAAGCGCCGGCAGCTGGTCCACCCCACCGCGTACTACCTCGGGCGGGCCTGCCGAGACAACAGCCAGTCACGCGATGCCCAGCCATACGGCTGGATGACCGTGGACTGCGGCTGGTGGCTTGCCGGCTGGCATGACCGAGACATGGAGCTTTCCGCTTGAAACGCATCACCGCGCGCGTCCGGCACGGCCGGCGCCAGCAGCACATCACTCTGCCGCCAAGTGGCATCCATCCCAAGGAGTCGAAGCAATGTCCACCCCAACCAATACTGCCGAGTTCCTCGAAGAGCTGAACGGCGGCGCCTTCGCCAGCCAGGTCGGACACGCCCTGTCTGAAGTCGCCGCCGGCGTGGTGGATCACGGCAAGGCCGGCAAGGTGACCATCACCCTGGACTTCAGCCGAGTCGGCGAGTCCAGCCAGGTCAAGATCAAGCACAAGCTTGAGTATAAGGCCCCCACCAAGCGCGGCACCCGCAGTGAAAACACCAGCCTCGACACGCCGATGCATGTAGGCACCGGCGGCAAGCTCTCTCTGTTCCCCGAAAAGCACGACCAGCTCTTCACCCGTGACGAAGCACCTGTGCACCCACGCTCGTAACTCACAGCACCTAAAAGGAAAAAGCGAATGTCTTTCAGCAAAGAAGCTCTGCAGCTCATCGGCGATCAGGTCTTGGCGGCCGCCGGCAAATCCCTGGACACCAACACTCCTACGATCATCGTTCCGGACAGTGTCACGGTGCTCGACCTGGAACGCTTCCAGCTCGGCCGAAGTCGATTCCGTGGCACCTACGCGACCCACTCCCTGGCTGACTACAGCGCCTATGTCGTCGAGCGCGCCGCGCCAGCGGCCCGAGGCTTCATCGACCAGGACGCCATGAGCTGTGTCGTGCTGTTCAACATCGGAACCGCCGATAATCCAGGCCACGCCGATGACCGCGCCGTACTGCGCCTCAAGGCTTCAGCTGCATTCGCAGCCGTACAGGCGGTGTGCGGCCAGAACCTGGCACAAAAGGCCATGAGCGACTGGATCGAAGACTGGAATCAGCACCTAGCGGCGTCTGATGAGAACGGCGCCACCATGTCGATCGCCAAGGCGATTGCCGCGGTTCGCACCATCACCGTGAAAGCATCGTCCGAGAGCGACCACGCCGTCGGCGAGACCCGCGCCAGCCGCAGCACCATGGACCAGATCGAGGCCAGCAGCAAAGAGACCCTGCCAGCCTGGCTGGACTTCAAGGTCATTCCGTTCGAGGGCCTGGGCGAGCAAGTGATCCGCCTGCGCGTTTCAGTCATCACCGGCGGCTCGCAACCGGTCCTGAAACTGCGTTGGATCGGTGAGGAAGCCCAACGCGAGGCCATCGCTCAGGAGTTCAAGGCCGTTCTCGACGCCAAGGTAGGTACCGCTGCGAAACTGTCCTTGGGCACTTTCGACGCTAAGTAATGGAGCGTCCGCGCCACGAAATCACAGTGTCACCGTCTGTGGCGCGGAGGCTTCAGCAGTTCAGTGCTGCACAAGCCCTTCGCTTGGGTCGCGACCAAATCCTACTCGGGTGCGATCACGAATAGACAGTAGTGGTTGCTGTCCACAACCATTGCGCGCCCTGGGCCAGACTCGACAATCTTCCCCAGATAATTCCCCTTGATGTCGTAGAACTCATCCCCGTCCACGCGATATAAAAGCTCGTTGGATGGCGAGCGGACAAACTCATCGTCGTCAATTCGACCAATCGGCAGTTGCCCAGGCACCCGCCCCTTGAAAACTTCGTAACGCCCTTTGCTGAAGTCGATAGTCACGCAGGCCTCCTCTGGCCGGCCCATGCCGGTCACCCGTAATATCCCATCCAAAACCAAATTCCCACAATCGCATGAGGAACTGCTGACTACTGAAACATTGACGCTTTAGGTTGGACAGCGCGATTTTGAATTTCATCGCTTGACCAAACTAGGCTACATTGAACCAGCTTGCTACGCCAAGGCTTAAGCTGATCGTCAAGAGATCCATCATAATCATCAACAAATCCCAAAGCGGAGAGCGGAATCAGATAGACTGAATACTCCGCAGTAAACATAGCTGTATACCAAATTAGCAGGCGCTCACTTTCCGAAAATTGAACTCGCAGCGCCCCCAAAGAAAATTGCTTAAAACTTTCGCTTGATTTTTCTTTTAGGATAAATTCGAGAACTAGAAAAACAGACTCAATATACAGCCCCACCGACGGCCAGTAACCTTTTCGCCAATTCCTGAATTTCCCTTCTAGCGACTGAAAAACGCCCATATCGGTGTCCTGAGTTTCAGTAAAAATCCGAACTCTTCTTGCAAGCTCATCTCTCAAAATGATTGCTGAATGATGGAGTGCTTGATGGCCATGAGCATACTCGTGAGGCCGAGAGAGATGACCAATGTATCGAACCGTCAGAACTTTCGCACTCAATGCGTTTTCGTTCATCAAGCTTATCAACTGGAAAAGGCGCTGCTCTCTAAGCTGTTCGTCATGCCTGCGTTCACTATCTTCATTCGCCGTGAACTGAGCACGCAACGTCACTAGAAGGGCAATAAAAGCCAAGAACGAAAAAATGGGGTTTAGCACACCTCCAAAATAATCACCAAACTGCCCCCATTTCTCCTGATCAGCCAAAACATGCGTAGAAAAGACTGAAATATATCTTCCCGCCACAGCCAACACGATCAGAAAAGCTAATAGAGCCGCCGCTATTAATATCCGATTTTTTGCTTTCACGTTCAGACCCAAACTTCAAAATCCCCAAAATTTACCTTACCTCCTGACTAAGCGCCACCTACGCGAGGACGCCGCCTGCAAGCAAGGAACACAACATGACCACAGCAATCGACCTGTTCGCCGGCCTCGGCGGATGGAGTACTGGCGCGCGCGCCGCAGGCGTCCAGGTTCTCTGGGCGGCAAACCACTGGCCTGAGGCCGTGAAATGGCACGCAGCCAACCATAAAGAAACCGACCACGTATGCCAGGACCTGCACCAGGCCAACTGGGCAGCGGTTCCGAGCACCGATATCGGCATAGCCTCCCCATGCTGCCAGGGCCACGCAAAGGCTCGCGGCAAGAAGAATGGCAACCCGGAACATGATGCATCGAGATCCACGGCGTGGGCTGTGCCGGCAGCGGCCGAAGTCCTGCAGCAGGAGGCCTGGGTGATCGAGAACGTTCCAGAGTTCATGAACTGGGTGCTGTACCCAAGTTGGGTGGATGCGATGCAGCGCCTGGGCTACCAGGTCGCGCCGCACATTGTCGATTGCGCCGACCTGGGCGTGCCGCAGCACCGGGTGCGTCTGTTCCTGATCTGCACCAAGAGCAAGGCTCCGATTCAGCTGCAGTTGCAGCAATGCGAGCACGTGCCGGCCAGCAGCTTCCTCGACTTCGACGCCGGGCGCTGGTCGCCGATCGAGAAGCCAGGCCGGGCCCAGGCCACGCTGGACCGGGTCCGCAACGGCCGACAGCGCTTCGGCGACCGCTTCATCATGCCCTACTACGGCAAAGGCTCCGGCACTACCGGCCGCGACATCAACCGGCCAATCGGCACCATCACTACCCTGGACCGCTGGGCCTTGGTTGACTGCGACCGCATGCGGATGCTCAGCGCCAGCGAGGCCCTGGCTGCCATGTCATTCCCAGCCGACACGCTTCGCCCAGACAACCACCGGCTGACCATGCATATGGCCGGCAATGCGGTACCGCCGCTGGCTGGTCAGAGGGTGATCGAGGCATTGCTGAAAGCGGCCTAGTGCTTCCGACTTTTGCCGAGACCAAACGCTCCGCCGCCGACGGTGTAAACACTGCGACGTTTTTTCTTCTTCTGCGGCCCTTCGCAGAGGATCTTCAGGCGCCGGGCGCGTGCAGCACCGGTCAAATCGCAGACCCGCTGGCCTGCCGGCCCCATACACCGCTCCAAGTGTTTCTTCAAAGCCTTGGCCGTGAATAGAGCCTTGCAGTAACGGCATACCTGATCAATCGGCCTTCCCTTGGAATCAACTGCTATCGCCATGGTTTCCCTCCACCGAAGCAGCGAGCATAGCCTTGAGGTATCCCCATGCCCACAGAAAACCGATCCAGCAATACCGAACTGAGCAAGATCGTCACCGAAGCCCTTGTCGGCATGGTTTCCGGCGTTACCGGCATGAAGCCGCCACCTGACGAGCCGCTACCTGGTTTCATTCAGGCACCGATTGATCGCGCAGTTACTCGAATCTCCGGCCTCCTTTCCCAGCCAGCCCCGCAGCCCCACCCCGAGCCTATAGCCTGGATGGTTGGTACTGCCATCTGGTGGACCAAAGAGCAGGCAGAACGAGACGCCAAGTTGGCAGGGTTGCCTGTGGTTGCGGTTGGCCCGATCGCTGAACCGGAAGTGATGGAGGGTGGCTTGTGAGCAAATTCAAACCGATCCCAAAGGGAGAGCGCCCGTTTCTCTATCGGTATGGGTGGGAGTCTGGCGTGTACGGTGAGGTGTCCGTCTATTGCCAGCGCTACGTGGCCTACGCCGAAACAGAGGTCTGCTTCTACATCATCGAAGATCGGCACGAACACCAGGTTGATTCCCCGCACAGCTGGGATCAGCACTGGGTCAAGCGTTATCGCCGTCGCGTACTGAAGAGTCAGGAAGGCAAGCGCTATGCCTACATTGACCAGAAGCAGGCGCTGCGCTCGTATGTCAGGCGCAAGGAAGTCCATCTGAGCTTTGCCCAGGCCGCAGTCGAGCGCGCCAAAGCGGGCATGCAGGCCGCAAAGCAGGCGCTCGAAAGCGGGATCTTGGTCGACAGTTCGTGCCACCTGCGGACGCCATGCGAGTTCTTCGAAGGCTGGGTCGAGATGTAAACGACCAGAGAGCACATTTGTACTCCACCCAGCTGTAACCCCTCTCCCCTCTATTCACTGCCGCGATATGGCGGCCAAGGAATCGTCATGCCCAAGAAAAGGGTGGCCATGAAAGCCCGCATCGAAAAGAAGCTCAGCAAGCGCCTGGTCGAGTTGTTGCCCTCGGTGTACCGCAAGGCCTGGCGTGATCAGGAGCCGACGGAGCTGGCGTATGACCAGGGCTCCTGTGTGCGACACGTTCTGAGCGTGGGCGGCGGCGTGGACTATTGGGGCGAAGGACAGGACGCCTACACCGTCTGGGAGGACTGGCAGATGAACTGGTGCTGGCATGGGCCATTCGAGACCTACCCAAACGGCCATCGCTTTGAGGGATACCCCAACATTGATGGATTCCGGCCCACCACAATCAACCTGCTGAAGCTGGCTGCCCTATGCGAGCGGACCAGTAAGGAGTGGCCATGATGACCCGCCTCGCCCTCTGCCTCTTGCTGCTGGCCACCCTGGCCGGCTGCCAAGGGGAAGCTGAATCAACCACACGCGCCGGCTCGGATTTCAACGTCGACCGGCTCTTCAAGGTCGATGGCTGCACCGTTTACCGATTCCACGACGGCGGCCGGGCCCGGTACTTCACCAACTGCGCAGGCTCGACTCAGTGGGAAGAGAGCTGCGGCAAGAACTGCTCGCAACAGAGCTGCATCCCCTACAGCCAGCTGCAGGCCGGCAACGAGCGCCAGCTCTCCCCGCACGAAACCCAACCAGAACCTACACCCGCTCTGGCGCCTGGGCGCTGGATTGATGAGAGGTATCAGCTGTGAGCGAGAAATTTGAGCGTGAAGAGCGCTACATCGTCTTCAAAGTGAAGGACCTGAGCGAGCACAAGCTCGGCTGGGTGCGAGACGTGATCAGGCTGAACAACATCCCAACCGTGGATGCGGTAGTCGTAGAAGCCGACTGGCCAGAGTACGAGCCGACCTGGGCGGCGATCGAGCGCCGCGTCACAGGCGGGCAGTGGAATGGCGAAGGCCTGCCGCCAGTCGGCGTCGACTGCGAATACTTCGATGGCGGTGAATGGATGCGGTGCGAGGTGGTGGCTCATCGCAACAACGCTGCTGTTGTTCTGAGCGACTGCTATGAGCCTGCCTTCGTTTCCCAGCAAGAACTTCGCCCCTTCCGCACGCCTGACCAGGTCGCGGCGGAAGAGCGCGAGAAGGCCATTGCAGAGATGGTTTCAACATCGCCCATGCTCGACAAGGGCTGGGCGCGAAAGGTGTGCACAGCTCTTTTCGACGCCGGCTACCGCAAGCAGGTGGCGCCATGATCGCCCTCGCCTACATGGCCTACCTGATCTACAGGGGGCCGCGATGAGCTGCTACACGCTGTACGACGAAAAACGCAATCCATGCGGCCATATCTGCGGCGACCTGGGACCGCACTGTTCTGGATGCGGCGATGTCTCGGCGAACTTGTGCGACTACCCGGTTGGCGATGGCAAAACCTGCGATCGCAGCCTGTGCCGACACTGCTCGACCGAAGTTGCCCCTGACGTCCATTACTGCGCGGCCCACCATGCCGAGTGGAAAGCCTTCCGCGACGCCGGCGGCGTGAAGCGCGAGCTCGAAAACGTCGTTCCGTTCAAGGGCGCCTAACCCCTCCCCCAACTACTCAAGCCCGCCGACATGCGCGGGCGTGGAGACTACGCCATGACGAAAGAAGAACTGGCCAGCCTGCCGGCAAAGGTGCGCATCGCCACCGAGGCCGGAAAGGCTGCAGCCGCCGCCTGTACCGATGATGGCGGCAGCGCCAACCTGGATCGAGTGGTGATCCCTGTGCCTGGCCTGCGCCCTAACCAGCTGCCAAGCCTGCCGGGGTACGTGCAGAAGAAGAGTCGCTATCACCAACAAGGCATCCACCTAGACACGCCTTGGCCAGGCCAGGGCAACCAACACAGCGCCGGGGTACAGGCGATGCACCAGTCGCTGAAGGACCAGGGCGTCAACTGCTACGTCTACTACCAGGTCGACTAACCACCAACCTGCCGCCACCGGCGGCGTGGAGACCATCCATGAACCTGATCGACTGCTACGTCACGAAGATCCTCGGCGAGCCGTACCGTAAGTTCGGCGCCTGGTGGGTCGATGTCGAGTACAACGCCTTGGGCAGCACCAGCAAGACCAGGCGCATGTTCCGCACCGAGGAAGCCGCCCGCGCGGCGAAGGTCGGGCACCACTTCATGGCCTGACCCTGCTATATAAAGGAGAACACCATGCGCACCACAGAGAACATCGACCGCTTCCTGCGCCTCGACGAGGTGCTGCACGTGACCGGCATCGGCCGTAACACCGTCTATCGCAGAATCAGGGAAGGCACCTTCCCAAAACAGGTTAAGATAGGCCCCAATTCGGTTGCCTGGCGCCAGTCGGACATCACTCAGTGGATGACCTCTTTCGACCCCAGCGACGACCAATCAGTACATTGAGCAGTACATTGAAACACCAATTTCCGCTCAAGCCCTTATCCCACCAGCTATACAGGTCCACCAGTGGAAATTTTCAAAGAGTTCACATTCGAATCGGC